TCCAGTCGGGCATGAGCGAGGCCAAAAAGGACGCGCTAAACAGGTCAGGGAAGGGCCGTAAGCAGGCTATTGCGGTGGAAGCGCTTACAGAGGTAATTAATACTAAAGGTACACATTGGAAAGTTTCAGTGGGCATCAGAAAGTGCGTGAAGCTGGATCAGTGGAGGGCTGCTTTTGCTCAAAAAATGGGCACTGATGAGGAAGGCGATGAGGCTTTCAGGTCGGCTTGGAGGCGGGTTAGGAGTGACAAAGGCAGGCCGGTTAATGTGAGGATTTATAACGATTGGGTGTGGATAGAGGATGCCGTAAAGGTCGATGAGCAGTCTTTTTAGGGGTCAAATTATGGGTGGTCGAATCGTGGTCGAATCGTGGTCGAATCGTGACGATTCGACCGCAGGTAAAGTCCGGTCGAATCGTCAAAAGGGTATACCTTTGACGATTTGACCACCCGCGATTCGACCGGGGAAAGTGGTTCTGGTCGAATGGTCACGATTCGACCGGAGTCTTGGTAGAGGAAGGATGTAAGTGGTGAGTAAAGCAAAGCAAAAAAAACGTGGAGAAATTCCGCAGGTTCAGAAGCTGGCGTTTCCTGAGTCGGGCTGGTCGAGGTTCATGAAGGCAAAGCTCGTAGATATTGATGTCGCCAAGGAGCAGCATGAGCAAAAGTGGGGAATTGGTAGAGTTATTACTTTAGTTCCTAGTGAGTTCAGGGAGCGTTTTTACGCTCAGAGCGAGCGGGTGTGGGATGCGCAGGCTAGTCAGGATGAGGGAAAGTTCAAGGCGGCCTGCGATGGGATGGTCAGAGCGTTCAGGGCAATGGACTCCTGGGCGCAGTCCGAAGGACTCGCGCCGATCAGTCAGGTCAAGGCGGTCGAAGGTGAGACGGAACTGGGGATGATGGTCGTCGTTCAGGACGAGGAGGATGCGGTGCAGTACCTGGCGATACGTCCAGACGTAAAGCAGGTCTGGACGATTGCGGAGCTAGGCAAGCTGGTCGCTACCGGAATCGGAGAGGACCTCTGGCGGCTTAAGCAGGAGCTTCCGTTTCGCGCATCGGTCGTTTCGGTCAAAGCGCCAGCAGATCGAGGACCGTCCGGATTTGAGGACATGGAGAACGATTTGGATGTTGATAAGCCGTCTGGCCTGCCTAAAATGTTTACGCTGCCTGAGAGGGCCGCAAAGGGGTGAGTTGATGCCTACCTATGTCCTGACCAAAACAATCGCTTGGAGGCCGTTTTAAGATGCCTGGAAGGCCAAAATACAAGTCCGATCTGGAAGCGCTGCGATCAATGCCTGAAGACATGATCTGGGCAATGATCGAGGACGGCAAAACAATCACGCAGATCTGCTACGAGCTGGGCGTGGGCCGAAGGCCGTTGCAGGCTTGGCTTGACCAGGTAGATGCTGACGAAGCTAAAATGGCGCGTGCGCGAGCGAAGGCCGCTACAAGCTACGCTATGCAGGCTCTGGAGATCGCCGACAGCTCCGAGCCTGAGCAGGCGGCGAAGGCGCGGCTTCAGATCCAAGCGCGGCAGTGGATCGCCGAACGATGGAACCAGAAGTTATATGGCGGCCAAAAAGCACCGCAGATAACGCTTAACGTCCAGGACATGCGCCTGGCTGCCTTGCGACATGTCGAGGTCATCGAGGATATATCCACAGATGTGGTGCCCAAGTTATCCACAGAATGAGCGTTTCGCGCTCGCGCTGCACCAAAAACAGGCAAAACGGCACGCGCAAACGCTGATTCACTTAACATAATGATGATCGTGCGAAACGCATTCTGTAAGCTGCGTGTAAGTAACCAATGAAATCAACAACTTACAAGCGCACCGCGCATCGGCTTGGCCGCTCGACTTGTCCACAGGCCGCGCAGCAGGCGGCCTCGCCGGAGCGGGCCGCGCCGACACCCCCCCCGGTCTGCGCGGCGGCGGGGGCGACGATGGCGTAATGAAACGCCGACCGAAGCCATGCAATACGGGTAATAATCTCCGCGAAATACATGGCACTCCCCCCCACTCCCCCACCACGGCAAAAAGTGTCCAGCCAAAAAAATTCTGAGATTGCGGTAGAGCAAAACCCGTTTGTCGAGTTCGTCAAGCGCTACAAGACGAACCCGGTGCTCTTCGTGCGCGAGGTGCTCAACACCAAGCCGGACGAGTGGCAGATTGAGTTCCTGACGCACATTGCCAGCGGCAACAGGCGCATCAGTGTTCGTAGCGGCCACGGCGTCGGCAAGAGCACCGCTGCCGCGTGGGCCATGATCTGGTATCTGTTCTTGCGCTTCCCGGTCAAGATTGTCGTAACGGCACCAACGTCGAGCCAGCTCTATGACGCGCTCTTCGCGGAGGTAAAGCGTTGGTGCAAGGTGCTGCCTCCGCTGCTCGCGGAGCAGTTGGAGGTCAAGCAGGACCGCATTGAGATGAAGGACGCCAACAACGAGGCGTTTATTTCGGCCAGGACAAGCCGCGCCGAGCAGCCCGAGGCGCTGCAAGGCGTGCACAGCGAGAACGTGATGCTGGTGGCTGACGAGGCCAGCGGTATCCCGGAGCAGGTTTTCGAGGCTGCGGCTGGCTCGATGTCGGGTCACTCCGCGATGACCTTGCTGCTGGGCAATCCGGTGAGGTCTAGCGGGTTCTTCTTTGACACGCATAACCGCCTCTCGGGTGACTGGGTGACGATGAGGGTAAGCTGCGAGGACTCGCCGAGGGTGTCCAAGGCGTACTTGGAGGAGATGAAGCAGCGTTACGGCGAGGAGAGCAACGCCTACCGGATTCGCGTTCTTGGCGAGTTCCCGAGGTCGGACGACGACACCGTAATCCCGATGGAGCTGCTGGAGATGGCGATGTCACGGGATGTGAGCACCAGCCAACATGCACCGATTGTGTGGGGTTTGGACGTCGCCAGGTTTGGCAGCGACAAGAGCGCGCTGTGCAAGCGTCAGGGCAATGCGGTGATTGAGCCGATTAAGACCTGGAAGAATCTTGACCTGATGCAGTTGACTGGCGCGGTTGTCGCGGAGTACGAGGCGCTGATGCCGAGCCAGAAGCCTAGAGAGATCCTGGTGGACTCTATCGGTTTGGGCGCTGGCGTGGTTGACAGGCTTCGGGAGCTGGGGCTGCCAGCTCGCGGCATCAACGTTGCCGAGTCGCCCGCGATGGGAACGACGTACCGCAATCTCAAGGCTGAACTCTGGCACAAGGCCAAGGCGTGGCTGGAGGCGAGGGACTGCTGGCTGCCTCGGGATGAGTCATTGGTGGCCGAGCTGGCGACTGTGCGTTACAGCTTCACCAGCAGCGGCAAGATCCAGATTGAGGGCAAGGACGAGATCAGGAAGCGCGGCCTGCCAAGCCCGGACCGCGCCGATGCGTTTTGCTTGACGTTTGCCTCGGATGCGGTGATCGGGGCTTATGGGTCTAGCATGGCGGGGAAGTGGAACCAGCCTTTGAGAAGGAACATTCCTCGGGTAGCATAGTGATATTTCCAATTCAAGGGGTAAACCATGAAGATGGCAGAGGCTGCAAAGAAGATTGAGAAGGTGATGGGTGAGTATGGCAAGGGTAAGCTGCACAGCGGGTCTAAGAAGGGTCCGGTCGTGAAGAGCCAGAAACAAGCCGTCGCCATTGCCTTGTCCGAAGCTGGCAAAAGCAAACCGATGAAAAGGGGTAAGTAATGGCTACCGAGATGGAAATGGAAATGATGTCCTGCCCGCGAGCAACGCAGGACATTACGCTTAACCTGAAGAATCGTGGCGAGGCTATTGATTCTGCGAATTACGGCCCCGAGAACCCGAAGCTGCCGAACTCTGGTTTCTGGCGCGAGATGGCGAGCGAGTGGGATGTGAGCACCGAGGAGGCCAAGACTGCACGCTGCGGTAACTGCGCCGCCTTCAATCGCTCGCCTGCAATGCTTCAGTGCATCGCCAAGGGTGTGGGGTCTGAGGGTGATCCTTGGGCGACCATCGAGGCTGGCGATCTGGGGTACTGCGAGATCTTCGATTTCAAGTGCGCTGCCTCGCGTACCTGCCGCGCTTGGATTGCCAAGGAGGATGAGGATTACGAGGAAGAGGACGACGACAAGGAGTACATGGGCAAGGAGAACTCCAAGATGGAGGGCGAGGATTATGAAGACTAAGCCTGCTGGCTTGTACGCCAACATTCACGCCAAGAGGAAGCGCATCGAGGAGGGTTCGGGCGAGAAGATGAGGAAGCCTGGATCGCCTGGCGCGCCGACCTCGAAGGCGTTCAAGGCTGCGGCCAAGACTGCCAAGCCGCCTAAAGCCGCCAAAAAGTAAGATTAGCGAAGTTATCGAAAAACGATAAGACGGCTAACAAATGAAGATTTCGATTGCTGTGGCGAGCGTTACGGGCAGGTGTCTGCCGGTGATGCTTGCCAGTTGCCGCGAGTA